AGCGTCTGATTTCCTCGATTGATTTAGGCTCTGAACTATCAGCATAAATGATAACTCCTGACGGAAGTATCTTAGCGATGTCTGAGTTCACCATTCCTGTACGGTAAACAATTTCGTTTACTATTCGTTTTCCGTTCCAGTTGTAGATTCCTATTGCAGCAGTCGGATCATTCGTGTATCCAAAGTCAAGTCCGATTCCTACTAACTTTGCTTCGTCAGGTATCGTGTCTATCTCTTTCCAATTATTAAACACTACTCCCTCAAGACTACCTACTTCTCCGAGTCCGTAAACTCTCCACCAATTTGCCCAATAAGAACTCGTAGCTGCTTTCTCACGGTTCTTTTCTATTTGGCTTACTATCGACTCGTCTAATGCTTCGTTATCCTTGTAGGTTAAGATTATGAAGTCCGTGTCAGGTTCGTCTTTTAGTTCCTTGTGTACCCAAAACTCATTTGCAGGGTTGAAGTCTAAGAATACCTCACGCTTGGTACGGATGGCAAGTTCATTGTATGCTTCAAATGTTACGTTGTTGCACTCGTTGATGTACAGGATGTCACGCCTCGCACCTCGTAGTTTAGATGCATCGTCTGCTGAGAAAAATTCTATGGATGAGCCATTAGCGAAATCGTACCTAAGTAGCGTCTTGTTGAATCTATCGTCAAAGTAGCGATTAGTCCAACGCATAATTTTTAGAAAGTCTTTGAGTGCTCCTCTTCGTAAGTGAGGTATCGTCTCAGCTACTACTGAAACTTCTAAGCCTTTTTCTTTAGTGCATTTGTCGATTAAGATAGGGAGTATGCCAAAGGTCTTACCTGCTGACGTTCCTCCCTGTATTATCTTGATTCGTCTTTTTAGAGATAGTATCTTATTTATCGAGGTAGTTCTCTTGAACATCTGCGTCTATTGCTTTTGTTTCATCAGGGAATAAAGGCATCTCCATTGTCACGGTAGTCTCAGTCTTCTCAGTTAGTCCGTTTAAACGTTGGGTGATTGATGCGTTGTACTGACCTACCATACCTCCGTTGATTTGATCGGTTCTTATTTCTCGCTTTATATATGAGCAGATAGGAATAAAATCTCCGTAAATTTCTCCTTGATTCTTAAAATACTGCTCGATAAAAAAGCCTTTCTTTTGATAAATGTAAACCTCAAACCCCTCTAATGATAACGGAACTTCGAGAGGTTCTGCTACCATATCTCCGGTACGTTGGTTGAGTGTGTACTTGTAACGTGGATTGTCCTTTACGTGAGATTTGTACTCCTTGAATAGGTTGTACATATCTTCGGGAGTTTCAACGTTTCGTGGTCTTCCTACTTTTGCCATTTTCTATTTCGTGTTTTTGTAATTGCTCTCTGCAGATTGCATACCTTTGGTCTTGATTGTATTCTCTTACCATTGTGTCATCCATCATACATCTTTGGATGAACTCTCCTTGTTGCTCTTTAGGCAACGGTTTCGGAATAGGCATTGTAAAGTTTTTTAAGGTTTAACACTATCTCTCTAAAACAAGATGCACAAGAGCTTGGCTCTAAACGTACTTTCATTACTCTTGAATAGATTTCTCTTATTCTTGTTACTTCACTTGGTTTGAATGTTTGTTGGTCAAGTATTCGTGTTTCCGTAAGCCAGTTATACTCCTCCTCAGTTAAGCACTCAGGTTGGCGATATGGAAACCACTCATTGAGTTTCTTTTTACGCTCATTACATCCGCAGTCCTCTCCGGCTACAAATTCAACGAGTTTCTTGATTCCTGTTGCTTCAGTTATTTGCTCGATGGTGTCTCCGAGTCCTTTTGCTTTTCTCTTTGCCATATTTATTAAATTAAATCGTAATCTTGGTTAGTGTAATCATCATAGTCTTCTTGTATCTCGTCTCGTAATCTTTCTTTGCAGTTTTTTAGAGTATTAAAAATTGACGTGAGTGAGATTCCTGAATCTTTAGCGATGTCTCTCATTGATGACTTGCCCTCTTTATAGACTTTGAATAGCATTGAATCGTACCAATGCCAATTCTCCATCTCTTTGTTTATTCTTAAATGTAATCTTTCTAAGGCTTCGTGTTTTTCTAACTCTGAATCTTCGTCTGCTATTCCTCTTACCTCGTCTAAAGATAAAAACTGAACACTACCAGTTTTGTTTATTTCAAATGCTCGATTTCTTAGCATCATCCACATTAAAGCTATGTTTGGTTTTCCGTCTTTTAGCATCCTTTCCTCGTAGTTATACTTGACGATTCTCAGGTAAACATCTTGAACTACATCTTCAGCAAGGTCTTGCTCTCCAAATGAACGGACTATCTTAACCCATTCTTTATGGTGATCTGCTAATATTTTAAGTGCATCCATTTGATTAAATTCTAAACAAATATAAGACTATATTTTAAACACGCAAGTTGCCTATAAAAAAAGCCACTTGTTACAGTGGCTCTAAATTGTTTAAGTAAATCTCTCGTGTGACGTAGCTATCTATTTTGTGTAAGGTTGATAGTGTTACGTCTTTTCGGTTTAGAAAGTTGTTTAACTGAAACTGATGCATCTTATGTCCTTTTGATTTTATCTCTTGGACTATTTGATTCCGTGTTTTTGTAAACAAGATTCTCTGCAGTTGCTTTCTTAAAGCGTCATCGTCTATGTACATATTAGAAAGGTAGGTCATCATCAATACTATCTCCGGTTACTGCTCTCTCAGGTGCTACATAAGGCTCACTAAATGAAGCTGAGAAATAACTACTTGCCTTGCCTTGCTTTACCCAAAGAGCTACCTCCATTTCTTTACCATTTACATTTACCTTTCCTTTGTAGTCCGGATGGTTGTCAGCTTTCTTGTTCGTGTTTTTGAAGATTGCTCCAGTGTTTGTTTTGTTTTCCATATTTAAAATAGATTAAAAATTACTGATAAAGTTAGTGCTATCAGTATTGCACTTATTAAAATCATTGTGCCTATTGCGGCCATCTCTTCTCTGCGATCGTCTTTATTTAGTTTCATAAGTTAAATTCAAGGTCATTATCATTCATTACTTGTATCAGCATTTCTCTGCATTGAGCGAAGACTTCTAACTCGGTTTCGTTTAGTTCTTTGTTTGTACTGTATCCGTGTTTTATTATTCCTCTTAACTTTTGGTCAAGGTCATACATTGCATCGTGCCAATCTTCACCTTGCATCGCACATAGTGCTTCAGCTTTGTCTTCGTATTCTATTGTTATCTTCATCTTCTAAAAATTTAATTGCTTCATTCGTGTTTTTGAAGTCGTGAACAATCCAACTGCTATTATCGAAATCAAATCTAACTGCTTTAAGATTATCAAGAGTCCACTTACGAGAACACGGATTGCAACTGAATACCTTACCTTGTCTTGACTTAATCTGATAATGTCTTCGGTTATCCTGAAAGTCATCAGCAGGTTTCATCTTAAAACATCTAAAGCAGTAAACCATCTTATTATGATTTATGCTTCATAGCTTCTCGGTAGCCATCGCTGAAGCCTTTGACGTAATGAAGCTCAATCTCTTTCTTAATGCGGCTCAAATAAAGCGTTGCATCCATCAACTCCTCAAGCAAATGAGTTATCCATTGGTCAAGCGTTAAATCTTCTCGGTCTAATGTAGTTCCGTATTTCTTTAGTCCTGTTGCAGAGCGTTCAGCATACTTTGCCATCACGGATAAAACTACTTTGTCAGTTACTTCTTGGTTCATAGCATTTGAATTAGTGCGTTGTAATACTCTCGAGCAAGTTCAATCTTCTCTTTTATCTGCTCGATTACTTGTTCGTCTTTTTGTACGTAGAAAACTTTGACTCTCCGGTTCTTAGGAATATGTGAAAACTGATGCTTACTCTCTACCTCTTCACGTAAATCTAAGTCCTCGTCAATTTTGTGCAGTTTCCAATGTGCTCTACGAATCTCATCTTCTACCATATCAAGTGGAGTATCTACAAGGCAGTAGCAAAGCATTGATTGAGTCTTTCCAGTAAGCCACATATAACCCTGAAGCTGATAGAAATAGTCTTTGTTAGGAATCTCCGTATCAAAAAACGGAAAGGTGGTAGCATCCCAAGAGCTTTTAACGTCTAACAATACATCCTCCGTGTTTACATCAGGAGTTCCTGTTATCCAATCGTTATCAAAATACTCCTCATTCTTGTAAATAAATTTGACGTCTAAGACATCGTTTACAAGTGAGATAGATTCGTCTTCAACTTGGATTCCTTTGTCCGTGTAACGTGAGCTAAACTCCTTACGGATGCCGTATTTATGCTCAAGAACTAACTCGTGTATGTAAGTTTTAGCAGTCTGAGATAAGAATTCGCCTTTAGAGCGAGGTGTAGCCATCAGTTTCCCAATGGCACTACACCTAATCTTTAGATCTTTCATTAGTAACGTAAGCTAATTTTGTTACGACTCTTGTAATTGTAGATGTCTTCAATAAGAGTTTTATATTGCTCTCTATTCGCACAATCTACCAGTGCAGTTGGTTGAAGTCTAAGTTTATGCATAAACTCATTAAAATCAAACT